AGGTATAAATCTTCTAATCTTTAAAAAGTATTGTCCGTCTCCGTCTGCATCTAAATCAAAGTCTCCAGATCTAACATAAGCAGATATTGCTAGACTAGTTATATTAGTTGTTGTTAAATTTAAAATTTCATTCTTACCTTTATCTTGTGCAAAATAATACGAAGCTCCAGCGGATACTCCATTAATAGTCGGTACCGTTGGGGTTGCCGCTGCATCATATTTAGTTGCATATGGAAACTTAAATACTTTGGAATCTTCCCAAGATGTTCTAGATAAAGAACCCGTAGTCCAAATATTATCTCCATAATTAAGAGTAGTTACTCTATCAATTTGTGTAGATCCCGCTTTTGGATAAAACCAACTTATCTCTGTAAATAATGTATTTAATCCAGCGTAAATAATATCTCCTGCTGAAAAATTAATACCTAAATTATCTGTTCCTTTAGTAGTAAATACAAAGTCTTCAACTAAAGAATCAACATCTTTAACTGTACCATCATACATATTAAATCCACCAGAATCGCCCATCCACCAAACTGCTCCATTAACGAATGCCATAGCATGTTGACCAATACATCCACAATTAGATCCTACTTTTCTAATACTAAATGTATATGGAGTACCTACAAATTGAATACTATAAGCGGCGGTATCTGTTAAAACTAAAATATAATCTTTTGCTCTTACAGCTCCAATAATAGTTGTTCCATCATCTAATCTAAATGTACCTGCTGTATTTGTAGATGTTGGTTCATAAACTTCAATATCTTCTTGATCAGAAAATCTTATAAACATTGGATCTTGAGAAGAAGATACTCCAATAACTGTTTCTGTTCCTAAATGTAACAAATGTCTATCTCTATCAGATACAATAGTCAAAATAGAAGCCGTTGGATTATTTGGAACTAATGATGCTCTAGTATTTACTCCTGTTCCTGCACTTGGAGACCATTTAAAAGTATTATTATTTTTTATAGTTGCTATTAAATCTTCACCAAAATTATCTAATGACCAATTACCAGCTTCAATAGTTGCATTAGAAGTTGTTCTAGGAGTTCCCCAAGTGGACGTTCCCCAAGTACCTGCTCCCCAACCATAACCAACAGTAGAAGTTAGTGGTCCAACTATATAATAAGGACTAATTGCTAAAGTTCCTCCAGTCGTAACTCCTGTACCAGTTTCAGTGACTGGCATTGTAATTGTAAAAGTATTTATAGTAGGAGCTGTCTGAACTTCAAAAGCATTTGTTGTAAAATCTGCTGATGTAAAACTAGTTGTAGGACTACCAGGTGTTGTGGCTGATGTAAAAATAAATAATTCACCAGGAAGTAAACCATGACCAGATTTAGTTATAGTAACCGTTTTAGAACCTGTTGTAGATGTATAAGTACATGCTGTTAAATTTCTTGAAGTATCTAAAGGTGTAATATCATATATTGAATCAGCGTCGTAAACATATAAACATTTATTAGTTCCAAGAGCTGCGTATCGTCTGCCAGTCAAATCGGTCCATGACCATTGACACCTAACTGCCCCTACCATTAATTTATCAGTAAGTTGTTCCCATCCACCTATTTTTTCAGGGGAACCGTAACGAAAACGAACATTATCTCCATCAATCCATTGGCCTTCAGCTTGTGAGGCAGTTGCTTGCTTATTAAAGCCTGGTTGTAAAGGTATTTTTTTTAATGGCATATTTATGATTATTATACCACCGATTGAATATATCTAAAAGATTAAGATGAAATACGTTTTATAGCACCTTTTATTAAAGGTTTAGGAATAGCTTGTATATTGAAATGTATAAATCTAAAAGGCTCTATTCCATGATCTACTACAAACTCATGTTGTAAATAAGAATTAAAAAATATAAAAGAACCTGGTTTTGGTTTAAAATTAATTGAAGAAGAAGCTAGTGTAATTTGAGATTGATCTTTCTCATGAAGTAAGTTCATCATTCTTCCAGATCTTGGATCATGAAATATTGGATAAGATGTTTTATCAGAGCATTTTAAAAAATAAAATCCAGATATGTGACCATTCCAGTGAATATGTGGTGAATGGTTTCCTCCTCCTAAACTTGCAAATTCTTGAACCCATAATTCAGTTGTAATTAATATATGATCTGTAATATTAAAGCCTTGGTTATTTAATATGTTAAATGCATTATTATTTATATATTCTAAAAATTCATTAAAATTAATGTCTTGTATAAGAGATTCTGAATGATGAACTATTGCAAAATCTTTATTTATTAATTTTTTATTTTTTTCTTTTGCCTTTAATATATAAATGTCAGATACTTTGTTTAATTTTTCTATCCATTCTTTTTTTTCGCTAAAATAAATAGGAGTATTAAATATATAATTTTCTATTAAATTCATTCGCCATTTATTTTTGTATATTCAAATGTATTTTTATTTTGTAGATTTTCGTTAAATTTTGTATTCCAATCAGAAACAATTTTAACAAGATTATTACCAAAATGTCTTAAATTTTCAGCAGATAAATGCAATTTTTCTTTTTTAAATATAATATTTAATTCTTCTTTTGAAAATTCAATATCACATGAGCCGTCTTCATATTGTTTAAATATCATATTTTATCCATTTTTAAATCAGTATAATCTTCCCATGATTTAAATTTTATAGCATTAAAAGCAATAGAAACTCTTTCAATTTCATTTTCTATTTTTGGAACACTATGTTTTAATAAGGGATCAAACAATACAAATTTTCCTATTTCTTCGTTTATATTTATATTGTATTCTTTAAAATAAGTACCTGGTCCATTTTCTGTTAAATATAATATTCCACAAAAAAAATCTATTCCACTATGGTTATGTTCTAATACTTCTTCTCCTTTTTTACATAAATTTCCCCAAGCATTTTTTATTATAAAATTACCATCACTTATCATTAATATTTCTTTTTTTATACTTTTTATAAATTTTATAAAAAATTCATTTTCAACTAAACTATTAAAACCAGTAAATCCTCCTATAACATTAGTTTTTGCATATAGTTCTTGATTAATATTATTTTTTACAAAATTTTTTAAATTATTTAGAAGATCTAAATCATATATTTTACTAGTTAATAAAAAAGATTCTTGTTGTATTGATTTTATTTGTAAATTTATATTCATTTTCCAATTCCATATAAAGGTCTTTTATCTCTGAACCATTCTTTATGTGGACCGTTTTTATCAACATAATGTAAAAATGTTTGAGCATGCCAATCTCCTTTAAATTCTTCTCTCCAATGTTCAACTTCACAACCAAGATATATGGCCGCATCACCAGGTTCTAAATTTAATTCTATCCCATCCATATATATTGGCCATTTGGTTCCATCAGACCCTATCATAACAGTAACACTTATCTCACACGATGGTCTATCTTTATGTTTTTTAAGATCTGCAAATACTGTATACATTCTCCAAAATGCATAAGTACACAATAGCTCTAATCCTGTTTCTTTTTGCATTATTTCTAATTTATTAACCATTAAAGATTCCATTAAGGGGTCTCCATAAAAAGAAGTATCTCCATTATTATTTTGTATAAAATCAAAGGAATCAAAATTTATTCTATGTTTAATTCTACAATAATCAGTTAATAATTTAATTTCTTCTTTTGTTAAAAAGTTTTTAATTATTTTATATTTAAGCTCTCTTATAGTTTTCATATTATATTAATTGTATAAAAAAAGGTTGTATCAAACGCATTTCTGTTTTTATATCATGGCTAGGACTATGCCATACATTATTTTTATAAAAAACACATCTATTAGGTTTTGATCCAACTAAAATATCTGGTTCAATTTGATCTGAATTAGAATATATATTTGTGCCATCATATAAACTCCATGTATTTAAATAAATAACACCAGCGATGTTATTTTCTTGTTTATCTTGATGGGGACAAAGTTTATATTTAAAAACATTATCTAATTCTGATCGTAATATTTTTCTAAATAAAGTTTTAGCTTTTTTAATTTTTAAATTACTTTTTTTTTCAAAAGTAGAACAAAAAATATTAAATATATTATCTTCTATTGTAAGATTATTAGTTTCATAACAAGGATATGCTTTTAATCTATCTGGATAATATACTTCACTTGGTTGATATGTAGATTTATAAGGTGCCATACCAGCATAAGTAAAAGCTAAATTAAAATCAACATCTTCATAAAAATTATCTATTATATTTATCATATTTTTAAAGAGCCCAAGCTACTATTGAATATCTAATTCCTTCTGTTACAGATTTAACTGTATGCGGATATAAAAAATTACTAGGCCATATAATCAATCTATTTGGTTTAACTTCAACTTCCCATTCTTCAGATTGGTCTGGATTTCTAAAACAAAGATTTCCACCTTTATAGTCATTATTTAATAATAAAATACAACTCATTGTTCTTGGTATTTCGGCTGCATGATCGGTATGCCAAGTATAAAAACCAGTGTTTTCATATTTTAAAATAGCTATATCTATTATATTTCTTATTGGAAAATCATTTACATTTAAATCTCTAGTATATCTTATTATATTATTTTTAAATAACGTATTTAAAAATAAACTCCAGTGTACATCAGATAAAGAATTACTCATATTACTTAAACCATATGTATAAGTTCTTCTGATATTAAAATTTATTTCTTGATTATTATTCTCTCCTAAAATTCCTGCTTTTTTAAAATTTCTTGTTCCAATAAATCTTATTAAATTAGATAATATTTTTAAAGGCATAACTTCGTCATAAATTTTTATAAAATTTTTTATTTCCATAATTTTTTTTTCCAAAATTTATCTTTATAGATATTTAATAACTTTAAATTATAAAAAAGTCTATTGTTTTGTATTTCTTTTTGATTTTTTGATTGTAATTTCATTTTCCATGATTCTCTTTTAAAAGGAATTATTTGAACGTACGGTGTTCCTTTTTTAATAGTAGTTTCTAATACTGGATATTTATCACCATTAATAACTATTGGAAAATTAATCTCTAACGGATGAGCATCGGTATCTACAATTCCTGAAATAATTGAAAATCTATCGTCTGAATTATTTAATGGTGGTAGAAATAAACAAGAATAACCTTTAGGTGTTTTAATTTTCCAAGGGTTTAATATTTTATAAAAAGGTAGATTTTTATTTTTTTCAATAAATGGAGACCCTTCTATTTGTTTTAAAGAATGTGTATCAAGACCAGAATTTAAATTAATTGTTTTTGCATTCAATATTTGTGACATATCATGTAATCCAAATGTTTGGAAAGAATCTTTAAACTCTTCTCCTTTTTCATTTTTATTATTAATATTGTGGTTTATATTAAAATCTTGAGGTATTTTTAATAAATACCCAGAAGTTAATGTATCTAAAAAAGGCATACATCCTTTAACTGTTTTATTTAAAAAAGTATGTTCTAATTTTTTATACCATTCTGGTATATTTAATTTTATAGGTGTTGGGAAATCTTCTTTTAATGCAAAATAATCTTCATGAGCACTAAATTCAATAACTTTCTCAAACATTATATGTTTATATGTTTCTTTTAAACTTTTGTAAAGTATATATTATGGAATCTGTAATATATTTATAGGATCAATGTTTAATGTAAAAACATATTGTTCAAGACTTAAATTAATTGGATAAATAACTTCTTTAGTATTTATTCCAGATAACTTATTATAATAAATATTCCATTTTGAATATAAAGGGTGATTTGAATTATTGTCTAAAAAATCTTTAATTACTTTTTTAGTAGAAGAAATATTTAATTTTAAATCTTCTTCGTTTTTAATAATTTCTTGGTTGTTTACTACATATGTTACATTATTACCATTATAAAAATCAAATAATTTTCTTTTAAATTTAATATCCTCAAAATCTTGTTGAGAAATTTCGATTATTTTATATTGATCTTGTTTAATATTAAGATTATTTAAATCTGATTGATTTTCAGCTATTCTACAAAGAGATCCTTGAATATTATCAAAATTATTTATACAAATAAGATAGGCCATAATTAAGTACCTGAATTTTCGTAAACAGCTAAAAACCCAGGGGTTCCTGGCGTACTAGCATTACTACTTCCTGCACTTCCTGGAGTACCTGTATAAGTAGAAGGTGTGTAAACTAATGACGCTTGAGGAGCATTACCTGGTGCTCCGCTAGCATTTACTGTCCCAGCTGCTCCTGCGTTTGAAACTAATGGACCAAAATTACTAGCTTGTCCAGCATTTCCAGGATTAGGAACACCTAAATTAGGAGCTGCATTACCTGCTCCTCCAACAACGAAAGGAACGGCGTAAGGTTGTGTTATAGGTACATTAAAATATCCATAACCACCGCTCCCACCTGTCCAAATAGTTGCCATACTACACATTGGTTCCTGACGTTTTCCTGAACCTCCCCCACCTCCATACATATAAATTCCAAGTCTATTTGCATTAGCTCCTGCTGTATGAGTTCCTGAAGATGGTCCTGCGGTTGTCCTTGTTAAAACAAATCCACCCGCCCCAGCTGATCCAGAAGATGCAGAAGTAATTCTACCATCAGCTGCTACTGTAATTGTAGCTGCTGTATAAGTTGCTGCTGTAACTCCTGTTGTGGCTAATTGAGCTGTTCCAATAGCACCAGAAGCTACTTTAACTGATGTAACTGATGCTGTATCTAAAGCTGCCGATGTAATTGCAAAAGAAGCTACTTTAACTGAAGTTACAGATGAAGTATCT